GGATTATCCACTGGCGTTGGGCTAGTCAACGCCTCCTTTTTCGCTCTCCCTATTGAAATTCCAAAGAGTTCAATAGGCATTATGTAATCTCACTTAGTTTGCTGGCGTTCTGTTACCGGGAACACCATATCCCACATTCACATCAGATGAGATGAAGTAAGAGTATGCAAGTGTTACGTCAAAGGACAACAAGCCCTCTTCTCCGGCAGCAAGACTGACTGCTCCAACGGAGGTTGGATAGCAATATTTCATTGTATAAGATTTGATCGCATCACCGTTACGATCAAGTTGGTCAACCGACCAGTCTGGGAAATCAGTGGTGTTTACGAGAGAGATGTTTCTCTCAGCAATGTTGTCCTCAGAACCATTCAAGTCTTCAATCCAACTTTCAAACTTATTGCGTAAAGCCATTGCCTCGTCAGACAGAATTGAAATCTGCCAGTCTGCAAAAGTTCTTGATGTTGGAAGTTTAATTGTTCTACCACGATAAGGTGCTTCGGTAGAACCTAAAGTGCTTTCTGGCAACTGAGCAGCAGTGACAAGGAAACTGGTATTTGCATCAATACCACTCGCTCCGATTCGCCCACCAACACGAAAGAGTGCTGGTCTTACGCCACCGCCGATTGCATTTTTGAAGTTTTCAATATTCATTTACTTCTCCTATGGTTATTTATACCACTCCAGCGATCTCGTCAAAGTTCACACCAGTTCTGGTGGCGACAAAGTTGAGAGTGATGAAGTTAATCGAGCGAGTGGGTTGAACAAAGATATCTGCGACAAACTCGTTTCTGTCAATGATCTCGGAGGTGTTGTTTGTTTCGTCACAAACAACACGGAAATCTGTGATACCTCTGCGTGCCTGAACGTCCAGAAGGAATGGTTCAATCAAGTTCTTAAACTGCGCCCGTGTGAAGCGGTCATTCAACTCAAAGAGACTGAATTGTGCAGCAGTAGAAATCGCTTTTTCAAGAACAATGAACAATCTACGAACATTGATTCTGTCAAACGCACTTGGCTTGGCTAACAGAGTCTTATCTCCAAACAACACGGTTCCTTGACCGGGGAAAGAGATGACTGGGTTGATACCCTCTTGATACAACGTGTCTCGTTCTGACTTGACAGGATTGAATGCAAGATTGACAGCATTTTGAACCTGACCACGATTCAGTCCTGCGGGAGAGAACCAAGGCTCAGAGTCGAAGTCAGCACGAACCGCGATGCCTGCAATATCAGCGTTCAAAGGAACATATCTGAAAGTATCATTAAATCTGTCAAAGGTATATTTCCAACCAGAATCAAGAACTCCGTAAGAAGAAGATACGTTGACGTTGTTGCTTGAGTAATCGACATCTCCACCCTCAGATGAACCGTTCACACCCTTACGATATGCTCTCACATTTGCTGTTTGAACATAAGATTGTTTCGGTCCTGATGTAGTATTCAACACTGCATCACGGGGAGGTGACAAGAACACGATACAATCTTTTCTGTTTTCACAGAGAGAAATTAAGTTCTTGGATAAAGTTCCCTCAGATGGTCCACCAATTAGAATTGAAACGTCAGTCGTTTCCGAATCTTCAAATAACTCATAGCCATTCTCAAAGAAATCAGTTGGTGCTGCTGCAACACCACCAGTCAAACCAAGATATGCGTTTTGAGTGGTGGATTGGAATACAATATCGTCAGCAGCGGACTCTCCATAATTTCTACCCGTGCCATCAAGATTTTTGTCAAAGTTTTTACCAGCGTAGATGTAGTTTGAGGTGTCTCGAATCACATCTTTATAGAAGTTATTTGCATTGGTTTCTGTCTTAATATTAGAACCCTTAGAAACAGAGTCAAAGGTTTCGATGATCTGGTTTCTGGTTCCTGTCCAGAATCCATTCTTATCAATAACTGCGATGTGAACAAGGTCATTCGCAGCAGTTTGTCCTGTTTTGTCAAGAGCATCCTGAGAAGTTGCAGGAAGCCTTCTTGAGAAATTATCGGCGTAGCCCCACTGAAGAACAGCGTCCGTCGCACCAGCCTCAACGTTTGTAAACGCAGTCGTGAAATTAACCTGCAAGGTTTCACCACCTTCGGGAGTAGAAATCGTATCAATTTGTCTTGACACACCGTTAACTACGAGAGAGTCACCTCTCCCGATATTTCCAAGAGTTGTTCCGTTTGCTGGGACAGCGGCTTGTGTGCCAATGATTGCACTCGTAGAACCAGCAGTGATGGCGGTGCAAGTAATACCCCTATGAGTATTGTCAGAGAGCGAAACAAGAAGAGAATTACCTAAAGAGAGAACACCTTCTTCACCACCGGGGAATTTACCAAGGAACACGTTACCGTCGTAATCTCCGGTTGCTTTGCCGTTATAATCGTCTGTATTTTTGATAAGGAATCCGCCAGAGTCACCTGAGTTCTTTGCAGTGGTTTGATTTACAACACGAACAACATCGAGGTTAGATCCATAACCTAAGAAGTTCGCGGTCGAAAACCAGAAGTTTGCGTTAGCATCATTCGGATCACCAAAAAGGGTTCTCAATTGATTAACGCTATTAATGTTAATTCTTTGCTCAAGCGGACCCCAATCAAAGAATCCTGCAAAACCTGTTCGAGTCGTAGAGACTGCTGGGATAATATTGGTGAGATCAACTTCATTGACTTCAACACCGGGGCTAACTTGGAATGCCATAAACGATTCTCCTTTTGGTCTTAGTATTTAGCAAAATGCTGATTACAAAGAGAAGCCATCATTATCAAAATTTTTCCATACGGTTCCTTCACTGTCTACTTCCGTATCTTCCGTTCCGTTATCAATAAAACCGAACGGCATCAGATCCTCCTCTAACTTTTCAATCTTTTCTTTATACAGTTGGTCACGAATATTTAGGTCTGTCATATCTTTGAAGTAATTCTGGGTTGATGCCCAAGCAAAAAGAACCAAAGTAATTACCAAGTCATCATGGTGTCCTACCTCGGCTTCAAATGATCCTTTTTTCGAGATAAAAGATGAAAGTTCTTGAATAATCTCGAAATCCTCAATAAGTAGTTTGTCCTGCTCAATCATCTCCTTGAGCATGGTGCAGCCGACTTTCTTTACTTTTGGACTCATACGCACACCCTGTTGCGTTTGATAATTACCAAATCCACCATCCATCACCTGTCCCTTTCGTCCACGGACAGAGGTGACGAGTAAATTTTCATATTCCATCTCGTTGTGCATAATATCAACAATCTCCTGACCCAGATCATTTACTTCGGTTAGAATGTAGGCATCGTTGTATCGCTTGCCCATCGCGTAAATGAGGTTTGGCAAAAGATATGGTGAAAGTTCATTATTTTTATATTGGGCTACGACTTTGTAGGGGGCGGCAGTAACATCAACAATCGTGACGGCATGATAATCTAAATCTTTACCGCGTGAAACGTCAACACCCATGAAATATATGTGTTCAGGTTCAGGCTCATGGTAGACCTTCAAGCCGTCCTCACGCTCTTGGATTGGACGAGTGTAGTGAAGCGATTTCAACTTTGAAGGGGCTATGAGCGTGTTTACGGAGCCAAGGAAGTCACATTCAAACTCTTGCCGAAACTGCTGAGGAGATGTGTTCCGAATCGTCTGTTTTTTCCACTTATCATCACGACCCGGAACGTCTGACCAGTGAACTTCAATCGGAGTATAGGAGTTTTGACCATCTTCGGCATCCTTCCAAAGTTTATAAAACATATTCAAACCTTTGGGAGTGCTGACGATCAGAACCTTTGTGCTTTGACCGGCTGAGATCGTGGGATACACAGAGTTGAAAAACTCATCAGCCACGTTTTCGGGAACGAATGCAAATTCATCCATAAACAATAAGTTAAAAGAACCACCCCGAACGGCGGAGGATGATGTGGATGATGCAAGAATCTTTGATCCATTTTCCAAAACAATAGATCCTTTGTTCCACTCAATGACTCCCTGCTGAAGCCATTTTGGCAGATGCTCGTAGGCTAACTTCAGACGACCCAGCAGTTCACGAGCAGTTGTCAATTTGTTGGCTAGAATTGCAACATTTTTATCAGGATTGAATAAAATGTAATGAAGTAAATATGAAATAACCGTCGTGGATTTGCCAGACTGTCGAGGCATCTTGCAAATGACGAAGCGATCATTATGAACAGATTCTAAAATTTTCTTTTGAAAACTATAAGGTTCAAATTGAACAAGACCCTCATCAAGAGAGACAATTTTGATATAATTTTCAATAAAATACATCGGATCGGATACGCACTTGGCGTATTCTTCGATCTGTTCTTTTGTGTATTCTGACTCTACACCGGCTGCCTTGATATTGGCATTGCCGAGATATGCTTTATCATCCAGTTTCTTTGTCATTGTTCTTTACTTTTTTCACTTTCTTTTCTGGAAGTTGTTGTCGAACAAGGTCTTGCAGTTCTTTTGTAGAACCCACGAAGAATGCGTTGTTAGTCACATTTCTTACTTGCTCATCTTCCTCTAAGGTTTTCATTTGTTTATGAATATCAAGTAGGTCTTTGTTGGCTTCGGTTGCGGTCTTAAGAAGTTGGCTGACCACTTCGTAGGCTCTTGGGCTGTCGCTCTCTGAGGCTACTTTGAGAATACCATCTATGGCTTCTTTGCTATAGTCAATCACTTCTTTTATGTTTTCGCGGACTTCGCCATAGTCTTTACGCTGTTCAATCTTTTTTCGTTCGGGAAACTTTGAAAGATCAATTTCTACAGGTTTTCGCAACTCGCCCGTGACCTTGGCGGGATCTTTAACATTATGTGTCGTATCCCGCACCTCCGTAGGCTCTATGTTTAAAGCGTTTTCAAGTGGATTTTGTTCTTTATCAGCCATCTAAGGTCGCTCCTGTGATACTGAGTCTGTTTGGATATTGGAAAATATCAGTGGTCACACCAGCCACGGCAGGCAATGAGTTCGCACCGCTCGGACCAGTGATGCTGGAAATGATGCGTGAGGCGGCGGCAGTCGGTCCTGTGATACCATCATCCGTAAAGAATGAGTTGAATACAGTGACATCAGAAGTTTTGATATACTTCGCTGTCTTGGTTGGTGAGAACACAAATGTGTGTGCTGTGAAATCAATAGTCACAATAACAGAGCGTTGCTCGGACGTATCACCCTCGTATTGAATCTCTGGACTGACTGAATTGATTACAATCGGAACATCAATCTTAGTATTAAAGTCGGAAAAGTTTATTGTAACAGTAAACTCTGGGGTGAAGTATGGAACGATCTGCTCAACAATTTGTAAGGCATCGTCCATTGTGCGAGTTGCAATAGACAATTGAAATCCGACCAAGTATGGAACCTCTGCGAATTGTGTCTGAACATTTGTCCCGTCCGCAGTTTTGATACTTTTGTAGACTGTGTTTCTTTTTCTAGTTCCATCATAATTTATAGAGAGAATATTGAATCCCATTCTAGGTAAAACACTTGCGATTCCTGCCGCGTCAGTTTGACCCTTTGTATTAGGAAACTCATTGAGCATTCTCAAGAATTTTTCTTTAGGAGCAAATGTAATCGGAACCAATACTCTTTTATTAACTGACCCGTCTTTGTTTCTTCTGACCACAAAAATCTCATCAAACAAAGTGCCGAAGGCAACCACTGTTTTGCGAATAGTCTCATTGTAAAATGTGGTAAACATTATAAGTCTCCCTCACTAAATGGATCTGTATCTGTAAAGTCCAAGAAACCTGATGCTTCAAATTCAAGTTCAAGATTGTTCTCGAATGAGTCTTTGACAAAGAAATCGTTCGTAAGACCAATAGAGGATACATCGTATGTTGCACCAGAACTGTTTCCAAAAATATTTCTTGGGTTTTCAAGTAACCCTGCAACAAGAGTTGCCTCAACAGTTTTATCTGCTGAATTCCAATTTACGACATCCAGCGTTGCCCCAGTTGCTCCAGAAGTATTGTAAAGATACGCAATTTCCCCTTCGGTAAAGTTTCCGACACCAGTGCCAAGTTGGGCAAAAACCAGTCGAGTGTATACGTCTGCCGTGGCTCCGTCAATAACATCGAATCCGGTGTCCATGTCCTCACCAGAGTATTTGAACATGCTACATTTTAAATCATAAGTAAAAATTTTACCGAACGAGTGGAAGTCTTTATCTCTCTCAACAAAATTAATTTCAAACAGACCATTGGTCAAAGGAAAATAAACAAGGTCGCCCTCTCTTGGATAGGTGTAATCTTTGTCGGCAAAAACTTTGAGAAATCTTGTTCTGGAAACTGACAGTGTAATTTCATCTTTGATTTCCAAACCAAACTGAGACATGATTTCGCCTTCGCCTTCAAAGCCATCATAACTTTGAATATACATCTCAAGTTCACGACCATTTTCAAACTTAGGAAGTCTGTCCTCACCAAAAATTTCATCAACATTTACGAGCGATCTTGGAATGTAAACCATGTCCATTCCGTGAATCTTGATCGACTCTACCACAAGATCATCAACAAGCCGTTGTTCGGCTTTATTTTTAAACTTGTTGAAATATTGATTCGTAGCCATTTATTACCCCGTGAAGAAATCTGGTGGAAGTTCGTATTTGTCTTGGAGGGTATCTTCGATTCTTTCCATCTCCTCGTTACCTTGTGAGACAAGGGCTTGTGCGTCAAACTGAACATTACCCGGAAGGTTAATGCCTTGATATTTGATAAGATTCATTCCCCATTGTTTTCTAAAAGATGCAGTAACGTATCTCTTGAGAAGAATATCGTTGTATGCCTCGGTATAGGTATCCGGATCAACGATCACATAAGCGTCAATGACGATAAAATCACCCACCTCAACAGTTTCAGACCAATTCATATCAATGTATAACTTATTTGTCACACGACTAAATCTGAGTTGTTTTTCTGGAGACAGAAAATCTGATAAAAGATCAATATATGTCTGAGTGATATAATAATTTGACATATCGCCCATACTTCTCATGCCATAGAGGTCTTGAAGAGCAGTTTGATATCGAATACTAAACATATTTGTCCCTGAGCCGCCGTCATCAAACTGAAAAACTTTAGTTACAGTTTCAATTTTAGTGCCGTCTGCTGCTTGTGGATAATCATTAGGTCCGGTTAGACCAATGGAGTCTGTGTCGATAAATCCATTGTCGATGTCAGTTTGAGTGATTTCGTATTTAAATAATGCACGCTCAGTGCCGTCAAAATGATACTCTTGAAAAATCTGAATCGCGTCGTCCAGAGCGTCCTCTAATTGAGCGTCATCGACATTGATTTCGATTACTGGTGCGCCTAACTTTCTTAGTGCATAATCTTTCAGTTCTTCTCTTGATGAAGGTTTGGACATTTAGTGCGCTCCTTTTCCTCTTATATGTATTGGAACGTGGCTTCCTATACCTTCTGGAAAAGTTACTGTTTATCAAGGAACGTAATCCGGAGAGTTCGTGCTAATGACATACTGAACTTCGACAAGATTTGGTTCAACCTCGTTCTGACATGCGTAAACGACAGCAAATCCTCTTCTATTATCGTCATTTAGGTCTGTCAGGTCCACAACACAATTAAACTCCTCTTTGAAGTTTCCGGTTCCGTTGAATTCACAATATTTTACCTGATTTACATTAAGCCCGCTCACAACGGTTCCATTTGAACCATCACCATCTCCCGCATTAATATCAGACATTTCTGTGAGCAATGATGTGAAATGGATTTTAGTCGCTTTAGAGGCACTGCCACCTTCCATAGTAATTTTTGCAGTAATATTATACTTTCTATTACCTGCAAGGCAAAGCACATCTCCCTGACTCGTGAGACTACTAGCAGAGGGATCGGGACATGGTTTTGGTAAGAATCTATCTTGACCACCGGGAGTTGCAGAGCCATTGAAACTCGAAGTCTCCTCACCATTAAGAGTTGTGAATACTTCCTCTGTTGTTAAAGCACCAGTCAAATCCAAACCTGTGATAGACGCAGATCCTTGAAGTGTGTATGAGTTCTGAGTAACGGGCAATCTCCTAAACTTTGCTACGTTTGTTTTTGCTGTTGCTGTATCATTAAATTGTCTAAATAAAGTCACTTGATCAAAGTAATCAATCAAAGAAGAGTTAGACGGTGATGCCGTCGCCCCCATAGCCTTTGCACCACCCCCACCAAACTCAAGACCATCAAACATTACACCCGTGATTAATGGACTAGCATCACCACCGCCACCACCAGTGGCGGTTGAATTGATTGTGTAGATCGCTCTACCAGCATTATCATCAGCAAGACTCACTGTGACGTTATTACCACCTCTAAGTCTGATGGTATCCAGAATCGGATCTGAGTCCGAGGAACGTAGAGTCGTGGGTGTTCCATTCGTTCCGTTTTGGGACTCAAAAGTTCCGATAGCACCAGTCGCACCAGTATTACCGTCATCACCAGTTGCACCAGATGGATTGTGGAAGAAGTAAACCTCTTCACCATTTGTAATATTTGCACCAGTCGTGTCTTCAAGTCCAATCGTATAGCGTTTACTTGTTCCAGCACCAGTGGATGACAAAGTGATTGCTCTACCAGTGAATGATTGGGTTCCGTCAGAGGAAATAACATATACTCTGTCTTTACGATCAGTGCTGATATCACTGATGTAATCGTCAATAAATTCACCATCTTTGCTAGTAGCATTGAGTTGAATTTGCGGAGGAACTTGTCCGGGCTGAGTCCGAATAATACCAGTTGAGTCTGGTGTAGTATTTAATTTATCATACAGGAATCCTGCTGGTTTACCTGATGGACCGGCACTACCATCTGCCCCTGCCGGACCCCTACCGCCTGCGGGACCGAAGTTGACATGACCAAAAATATCAGCATCAGAAGATGTGATGTCGCCGCTCT